CGATAGTACAGTATTCCTTACTGAGTTTATCATTTTTAAAGGTTTTAACAAAGATAGACAAAAAAAAAGAGGTCAATTTTTGTTGACCCCTCTTTAGATAATTAAGTTATTCTCTAATATTAAGCTAGTTGAATAATGCCCACAGCCATTGGGGGAGCCAAAAGAGGAGCTACATTAGTATAAGAAGATGAGAGCATATTTTTCAATTCTTCTATTAAAAAATTCTGCATCGCCACTCCGGTTGCATCCGCAGCGTGAGTCAACTTTATACTGTCTGTACTTGCAGAAGTTCCGTTATAATTTATAAAAGTTTCTGTAGTTGATGTTTGATTAATAAACAAAGCCTGGCTTGCGTTTACTAAAATCGGTTTCAATCCGGTTACTGGAATGTTGAAATATTTTATCATAATTAAGCTATTGTTACGTTAGAGATTACTGTAGGCGCATCGTGAGTTATATCGAGCACTCCTTCAGACCACTTGCTTTGCGCTACTTCTACAAATTTTGATTGTAAATAATTTATCATGTTGTTTCCACTGGAAGTATCTGCTGCATGAGTTATAGTGATTACATCAAAAGTCGCCTCTACTCCACTGTAATAAATTGAAGTAGTAGTAAAGGGATCTCCGCTAGTACCACAAAAAATAATCTTCTCTGCGGGAATCATTAAATTTCCGTTTGAAGCTGTTTTTACTGTTAATAATTTTGCCATCAGTTATATATTTTAGATGTTAATAATACTCAAAGATAGTCAAAAAAAAAGACCCCATTTCTGAGGTCTTAATTAGAGTAAAGGTGAATTACTTTTGTTTTTCTAGAAGCTTGAGTGTTTCAATACCATCATCGCTCTGCAAATATGAAGCCACAATATAATTGGCAGACTCCCCGAAAGGAACCGTCAACATTTTAGTTTTGTTCTTTGCTAGATTAAAGTACACGTCTTTGTTATTATTGCGCATACCTAATATACCATCTTCAAAAAACTTAGCAACCTTGCTCTCTAACTCAAGCATAGGGTCGTTAAGTAAGTCTAAAAATTCAAAAGGATTTTGCTTGGCAAAAACCAAGACATCTCTTTTTAATTCTGCAGTAGTCATCTTGTCAACAGAAGACCCTAGAAGAACACGAGATATATTCTCAAGCATCTCTAGTGTTAGTCCTCTAGCGGCAATTAAAGCATCAACCTCAGCATCAAGGCTCTCAACCTCTAGCTTGGCATCTTTTTCTTTATTCACTTCCTTAAAAACATCCCCAAAGCCTGGGTGATAAGATAGGAACTCTTGAAGAAGAGGATTCTCTTTAGGAACATGCAAGAAGCCATCGTCAAAGATTATAGGTTCAACAATAGCAGTTCCGTCTTGCTCGTCTTCAAAAGGTGATTTTTGGTTTCTAGCATACCGAAGAGGCCTGTTGCTAGTGCCATCAAAATACAATAGAGGATTGCGACGTGTGTTTCGTGATGATAGCATAAATGAGAGTGGAGGTGTTGTGCGATTAAGCACAAAACTTTTGTCCACAAGAGATAAAGATTTTTTCATTAGATATAATTTAATATGATTTAAAAAAAGGGAGGGTGTTTAAACACCCCCCCGTTGAGTTTATTTATCCTTCAAACAAGAAGAAGTTGTTAGCACCTAAAGTACAAACTGCACGCTCAGAAAGGTAGTTAACCTCCATTGCGTCAAGGCTGCTTGTTGCAGCGCCTCCAGCAGAACCTGTGATCCAAGTCTTATATCGACGATCTTCAGTTTCTGAAGCACGATATCTAACGTGAAGGAAAGGACGCTTTGCGTTCTTACCAAGGATTTGGTCATAAACAGTAGTAGATCCAGCAGGAACTAAAAGCCCTGAAATCTTACCAGCATTTAAACCACCGCGCATAGTTGGGTCGTTTAAGTATTTCCAGTCAGTCTTATAGAAGTCATAACCACGAGTGAAGCCTTTGAAACCTAAGTTTAAAGCCATTTCCTCATCGTTGTCAAACAATCCGTAAGAAGTACCACCTGCTCCATAAGAGTTCTGTGCAGCTAGCATATCATCAATATCAAAACCAAACTGACGGTTTAAGAAAATAACATTCTCTTGGATAGCTCCTTGCTTGTCTAATCTTTCGATCATAGCGTCAAAGTCAGCCAATGTGGTTGGATTTCCTCCAGACCAAACATTACCTCTAAGTCCAACAACGTGGAAGATACCTTCAGATCCTTTGTTTCCAACATCAGCTGCAGAAGTACCTGCAGCGCCTGCAAATCCAATAGCTCCTGATCCAGCAGCAGCAGGAACAGCCTCAACCATAGCAGTCTCTAGGTAGTCCTCAAAGCGGAGACGAGTCTCATGCTCTGACTTCATATACCATAGGTATCCAGAAGCACCATTCTCAGTAGTAACCTCTACCCATCCAATCTGAGCCATGTCAGAACCAGAAACAGCATATCTGTCCTTGATAATGATAGGAGAGTTCTCAAAAAATGAATCGTCAGCCTCTAAAGAGTTGGTCATGCCGTCTGTTCCTTTCTTAAATTCAGAACCATAGATAAATACAGTGAACTTGTCAGTTGTAGCCGCAGTCATACCGAGCGCCTCATAGAAAGCAACAGTAAATTCTTTATTCGGATAGTCTACTGCAGTTACAATAGCCTTATTAGTTGTTGAAAGAGAATTAGCTGAAAGCATAACTGTCTGTCCAACTCTGATAGCGATACCTCCTGAACCTGGATTAAGCGTATCGTTAACATCGAATGTTGCAGTATCTGAAGCAGCTAAAGCCGCTTTTGGAGTACAATCAACGTACTTAGTGTGAAGTCTTCCTTGCTCAGCCCATTTGATAAGGTCAGAGTTAGAAGGCATTTCAGCGCCAACCATTCTCAAGAAAGAAGCTACGGTACGGTTACCGTAACGCTCAAATTCCTTTTCATAAGTATCAGGAAGATACTGATTCAAGAAATTGAAGTTAGTAATATAATTCGTGGCAAGCGCTACGCGCTCGGCACTGGGTTGTAAGTCAAACCCGGGAACTGCATCTACAGCCATAATAATTTATTTTAATCATTTATTTTTATTTGAACGTATCCTCAAGCCACGACTAGAGTCATTGCTTACGGACTTCACGTTAAACCCTCCTTTACTAAGATTCTGTGGTGTCTGCCTAATATCCATATTAATGTTCTTAGACTTTCTTGCTACATTATCTACAGCGTCCGACATGCCTTGCTCATAGAAGAACTTGGCTACTCGGTCTGGGTTCATCGCCATCGCTAGAGCTTTATGGTATCCTTTGGCATTGTCAATTACACCATCCTTGTTAACGTATTTTGAAATAAAATTGTTAAGGTCAGATTGAGTGCTTTTGATTTCTGCAGCATCAGCAGGAGAGTAGACTATATCCCTATCATTGACATTGAATTCAAAACCTTTAAATTCATCATTGAAGTATTCATCCGTCTTCTTTTGAAACCATTCGTACTTTTTACGTTCCTCATCTTGGACATTTAAAGCTTTCGCTTGGTATTCCTTGTAAGAATTAAACTCTTCTTGGTCTTTAGAAGAAGCGGCACCCGGGCTTGACTCAAGGGGGGCTTTGTACTTTTCCTTTTGATCCTCAAAGAAGTTCTTTGCTTTGGCAAGTTCTTTTTTCTTAGCTACCTTCTTATGCCTAATGTCTGACTCTTCATCTATTTCTGTGTCATAACCGAACTCTTCTTCGATCATAAAAGAAATGTCATCACTGTCGAGGCCATCTTCTTTATTGGCGTAATATCTCGCTAAGAGAGTATTGTCGTCTAGGTCATCAAAGTCTTCATTTATTTTCATAAAGTCTTTAATGCCTCTACCTGTTTCTTTTTTATATTTTAAATAAGCGGAAACATCTTCTGGTAGATCTTCAGCTTGCTCTCTTTCGGAAAACAATTGATCTACAGAGTCAATCTGCTTATCATATCTATTTTTAATATATGAAAGAACGTCTTCCTCTTTAAGTGAGGAACTCTGTTTTTCAAGTTCAGCAACTTGAGTTTCCTCGGTAGCTACCTCTCCTGTATTTGTTTCTGGAACTTTTTCTTCTTGAGAAAACTCCTCTTCGTGCTTAGTCAACAATTCATTTTCAACTTCTTGAACTGACTTTGCTTCGACATTAGCGACTTCTTTTACTGTAATTTTCATAGATTTAATTTAATTGATACAAAGTTATGATAAAAAATATATCCTTTATCGAGGATTGAATTCAGCAAAATCAAAGCCATCTAGAGAGTCTTCGTTAGACTCAAAACTTACTGGAGGCAAATTGTTTTTCCTTTGATTTATAAGCTTAGACTGTTCTGAGTTCTGTTGACTTATTCTTTGAGATTTAGAATCTTCTCTGCTTTGTTCTCTATTGTCAATAGCGGTTTCTTGAACGCCTTTTATTTGCATTTGATACTGAAACTCCGTAGCCATCAATTCTTTCTTAAGCATTGCTTCATTCTTAAGTTTTTCTATTTCAAAAGCAACTTCCGCTTGTTTGATTTGCATTTTCCCTTGAGTTTCGGCTTGTATTTTTTGCATAGCCATCTGTGCAGACATCTGTTGAGATTGAGCATTTATCTGAGCTTGAGATTGTTGTTTCATCATTTCAGCTTGTTGCTCTTCTTTTTTATGCTGCTTTCTTTTTACTTTAAGCAATTGATTGGCTAGCTTAATGTTTTTTATTTCTCTTATATCAATAGCGTCTTCTAGACCAATTGCGTCTCTAGATAAAGCCATTTGTATATTAGCTTCTAGCTGTCCTTTCTCTTCTTCATCTGGAGACATTTCTATAAATACACCAAAGTCATATATATATAAATCTTTTATTTCTTCCAAAAGACGCACATTATACTTACCTATCTGCATAGCAAACTCTTCTTTAAAATCAGAGTATTGCATAATGTCAGCAACCCTGCAAGATAGAGCTTCAGCTAGTGTTCTGGTTATATATAGACTTCCCTCTAAAATATGCCTAGTTGCCGTGTTGGAATTTAAAGCGGCTAACTTTTGAACACCGACAAGAGCCTCTGGCGCGGGAGTGGATCCATCCCTTGCTTCATTAAGTCCAGTTACTGAGCGGATCATACCCATATAGTGATTGTAGTTGCCAATCAATGCAGCCATTTTAGATTGCCCAGAGTTAGATGTGAGTTGTTGAATAGGAACGCGAGCATTATTAAATTCCCCGTCTTGTGTATAGCTACGTCCAATAACACTACCCGTTTGGAAGTATAAGCGTAACGCGTCTTCGGGATTATATGCAGCGCCAGTTCCTAAGTCAACTTCGTTAAGCCCATCGGCATCAATGAATACGCCATCTGGGACTATTCTTGATATAACTTGTTGCATCTTCAAGTGCGTGACTTGAATTAAATCAGCGAAAGGAATCATTCTTCTAACCAAAGACTCTATGTTTCCTTTGTACATTCTAGGTGCCGTTGCAACGTAGTTAGGCATTGCGTATTGAGAAGCAGATTGAGGACGAACCATATTCTCCATCATTTTCCATTGGAGCATAATATTAGTTCCCATAACCATAACTCCTTCATACCATACATCTATTGTTTTTTCAACTTTAGTAAAGTTACCTTCCTCCATCATCTCTTCAGGCGGATTAAAGTTGTCGTCTTTCTCTATAACTCTAGAGTTACCATTATCTAAGTCTTTCTTTTTATAAACAAACTTATTTGTTGTCTTATAATTGAAATACATTAGAGTTGCAGAGTCTCTACTAAAAATATCATTTTGATACTGATCGGATACATTAAAGTAATCGTACCAGCTCTGGCTATACTTTGATATTGTTTCTAAATCTTCAGTTGTAAGACTAGGGTCAATTTTAATAAGTTCAGTTATTGGAAGTGTCTTAATCTCTCCCCAATAAAAACAATCTTTAAACTGAGGGTCTTCAGTATAGCTATAAACAACATTTGCTGGATCAACATAACTTACTCTAACTCCATCGCCTGCTAAAAACTCTTGCTTTGTAATGCCAATCCCAATTGTTGTTAAATCATAGTCTACTCTTTTGCGAATGTCAGAGTAATGATTTTCTTCTAGTAAAGTATTGATTGCTTCTTCTTCTGCTATTTCAATAGATGGTTTATAATTTAGCTGCATATAAAGAGCTAACTCTTGATCATCATTTGGCAATTGAGAAGGATCCATTTGAAAGGGATCAATTCCAAAAGCTTTTGACATTTTGGTTAATGGCTCTTTTGCTACCATGTCGCCTTCAATTATATCTTGATAGGCGTTTCTTTTACCTGCAGACATAGCGTCTTGAGCATATGCTCTAACTTCAAATTGACGACTTTGCATTCCGTTTACAACAATGTCAACGAACTTTGGAAGAATAGGGACGGGTGTCCAGTCTAGGTTTAAATAGCTTAAATCACCATCTACAGAAAGCTCATTTTTGTATTTAGCAACCGATTGTTCGCCTCTAGCATATAGCCTTAAACGATTAAATTCACGCCACTGACCGTAGTATCTACAAGACCCACTATCTCTTTTAAACCATTCATACTGAATGGATTGTCCTATCTTGAGCCCAAACTCTTGAGTCGCTTTCTCTGCGTCAGATACAAACTGACTCGGAAACCCTGAGGGCAAAATGTCAATACTTACCTCTTTCATTTACTGTAATAGTTCGCTGAACGAGCCACGGTTATTATATCTAGCAAAGTTAACGCTTATTTTTGATTGCTTTTGCTCAGGTAGATACATGTGTTTTTGATTGGCCATACACGCTAAACCAGAGCTAATGGTGGCATCAAATTTCGTTCTGTTATTAATGTCAAATCTTGCCCAATCTTCTAATGTTCGAGCAAAGGGCATAGAGCCCATGTCCCCACTCTCTCTATACGTGCCCTCCGTGTCTATCCCTACATACTTTTCTATATAGGACTCCACTGCGGATGCGTGAGACTGCTTTACGTCTTCTGACGAGTTAGGTATTCCGCCTAGCTCTTTCTCGGTCTTAGAGAGCTTGTTAAGGCGCTTGTCGGGCCTGTTCATACTAAAGCCTCTGTACCCCCTGTTTTTAAAGTGATACAAGAGCCTAGGTTTATTGTTTTCAGCCAGCACTGGCATGCCATAAAATACACAGGCCATTAGAACCTCTTCAAAGAATATCTCTGCAGTTTGTGGCCTAGCTACATACTCCAAGAAAAACTCATTACTAGGAGCGTCATCCATATTAAACTTTGTCATTCCATGAAGTGCACCATTAGAGCCACCTCCCCCAACAACGCCTGAAATATCGTAAGAGTCACAGCCGAAAGATCCAATATGCTCGTTCCCTGGCAAAAACTTTCCGTTAGATTTTATTACTTTGTTTTGAAGGTGACGAGGGGGAAGCCAAGAAACTTTAAACCTGCCATTTTTCTCAGGAGACCAAACAACCTCTGTGTCTTTCTCTCCGTTCTTCCAATGAAAAGAGCCACGGGTAACAAAGTGTTCGGTAATTAGGCTATCGTTATAGTCTATCTGCTGATATATTTTTGTTAAGTTAAATATTGAAGCCTTGCTCTCATCTCTAAAAGCGTGTGATTCGGTTCGTGGAAACTGTCTGTAAAACTCATTTAATGCGTCAGAGTCAGACTTTAAAGACGAAACCTCATTCTCCCAATACTCAATAGCGCCCATAGAAATCTTTCCTCCGTCTATACCTTTTATAGGAGACTCAGGACTATACAAAACAGGCATACCGTATCTGTCTATGTATCCTTCAAAATTCCATTCCATAGGAACAAATAAAGAATAGAGCCCACTCTTTGTTTGACCGTTTGAATTCCTTTTGGTAAGATCAGAGTCATAGTATAACTTCTTAAAGTTATCACCACCCTTATCTAAAGCATTAGAGGTAGAACCCATCATACATTTACCTATCACCTTAGATCCCAACCTCAAACAAGTTTTTGTAACACGCCAATTATTTAAGATGTTATCAGGCTTCATCCATTTCCCAGACTCGTCATGAATTAATAGCTGTAGTTTTTCTCCATCATAACTGTTGTCGGATGTGTTTCTCCAATCGATTGTAGTGTCCAACCCCTCAACATCTTCTGTTTCAGTTTTGGTCATATTCTTTTTAGTAATTTTTGAGGCGGGAACACGATAGGCAAGCTCAGTCTTTGGCTTATCCATACCATCCATAATCGGCTTGAAGAAGAAAGGGAGATTGCTATTGATAGGAACCACCTTGTCTGTAAACATTTTTTTAGCATCACCACCAGTCTTAGAGAGTATTCCTACTCTAGCATCTTTTGCCACTGTGGCAATATTTACAGTCTCTGACGAACCCATAAAAGAAAAACCTGAACGTCTAATCTTTAAGTAGCACATTCCAAAAGACCTAACATCGGCCTTACAAGCTTCCCAAAAAATAAAAAATATTCTATTTGCCTCTCTAAAGTCCGGAAGACCTACGTCAATCTTTGTCCACTGCAAATACATATAGTGAGAGCCAGTCATATAAGTTGAAATACCATTATTCATAAACCAGAAACCATTGTCTCTGTTATCAAACTCCGCCTCTATAGAGTCCACCCACTTATCTTTAAAGTTAGCAGGCATATCGTTCCAAGAAAATATAGATTTTATCTTAGATAGCTCTTTTGGATATTCAAAAGGATGCCAGTATTGATCGGCTACTTTTTTACTCCTAGAATATATTTTTTTAGGTTGAGATGGTAAGGCTACATATAGCCCTCCTATATTATAAATCTCTCCTATTGTTCCATCTTTAGATATAACAATAATATCGTACTTCTCATCATATCCATACAGCCAAGACTTCGCCTTGTTCTTCCTAGAAAAAACAGAGCCTGGGATTACGTCTCGCGCAATCTCGTATATCTTACTTTGCCCTTCGTTCAGCAAACCCACCTTTAGATTTATTTTGTTCAACAGGAGCATCTAACGCTTGTCTTTCCGCGTCAATGCGAGATAATATTTCAAAAGCATCAAAAATAGCAAGCTTCTTTGTCGCCGCAGCGTTTTTTAATCTATCAGGAGCAAGCTCGTCTTCTGTGTCGTATTTTATAATGTCTTCTTGAGCAACTTTAATTAATTGACGGACAGCTTGTTCTCCAGCTTTTATTATTTGTAATTTAATTTCATTAATGTCCATTAAAGCAATATACAAATGTTTTCACTATTTACTCGATAAAGCTTTTCTCCCTCTACAGTGAATTCATATTCACTATCAGGGGTGTAGGCTATCTCGTCACCCTCTTTTAGCCCTATATTTTGTAGCTTTTTAGTAATGTAACGTATCGTCCCAACAAGAGGCTCCTCCTTAGTAAACTTATTTAAATAGTAGTCTTTAGTCTCTGAGGGTTTTATAAAGCAATACTTCCCTGTGGTGTTCCAATCGACACCATTGTGATATAGAAAAAACTGATGAAAATCGACAAAGAATATGTCGTCCTTCCAGAAGTTATGACTACTCCTTTCTCGGCCCCGCATATCATTGTAATACTTAAAAACATTATGGTGAACCAAAAGAATATCCCCACTCTTAATGTCCCCTTGGTATCCGATAGGAACTTCTATTACTTCAGCAAACCTATTAGATACTTTATGGTCTTCTTTTGAAGAGCTCGTGATGAAATCCACATCACCAATTTTCTTAATATTGTCATAACGCCTTCCTTTTACTGGTTTTATAATAAAAGAATGTGGAGACTTCATGACCCACAATTTTCACACTCAGGATCATCAATACTACACGTTTCGGAAACTTCTTTTTCCTCTAGTTCTTCTAGCCAATTATTAAAATCTTGCGACATGCCTCTTTAAAAATTAATGTTATACTCTATAGAAAAAGGCATATTCGCATTGAATTGCTTCCAAAGAATTACTTCATCATTGCTTTCTACCCAAATTTTTATGTCTCCACTAGACTTATCCTTTTGAATAAGGTGGATTTTATGAGACCCTCCAAGGACGTCTTGTGAAACGATGTAATGCATTGCGCCCGACTTATAGTCCGCGCCAACGGATAATTTTCTAATGTCCATTAAAGTATATTTTATCCCGGTATATAACCAGGGAACACATATTCAGTTCCTCCAATATTTACCTTAAGCCACGCGTCGGGCTCAGAAAGGTATCTAGTAGAGCTTTTCCCACTACCTACAATAGGTGTAATAGGTTGAGCCGAGGGATCAACGTCAGTCCCATCAGTAGGCTGAGTTCCCGCGCTGTCAACACGCAATGTGCCTGCAACAACAACGGGCCCTGTTAGCGTGGTGTTTCCAGTAATGGAAAGATTACCAGTTAAGGTCATGTTCGATGTTGCAACATTCCCTTCAGTTAAGACATTTTGAAGAGTGTAAGCGGCAGCAAGATTAGCTACACTAAGAGCCGTAAAGTTCTTAGTTATGTTGGTGTTCTCAACGTCTGTGCCTATGATTATATCGTTTTCTGTTGGAACTGTTATCGTGTACGTGCTAATCTTTGCCATGCTAGGAATTATAAATAATTTACTCTTTCTCTTCTTCGGGAATCAACTCATAAGAACCGTCTTTTAGGTCAATGTTGACTTTTCCGTATGTGTCTTCTAGTTCTTTTTTAATAACTTCCATTTGCTCAGATTCTTTAGCAAACATTGCTACTAAGTCGGCTTTACGAAGTTCTCCAGCTCCAATTTCTCCTTGAATCTGAACCATTTTAGAGTTAAGCTCTGTAACCCTAGTCAACTCTTCTTGTGTGATTTTATTATCTTGCGACATTGAATTTTATTTTATTAATTAAACAAGGGCATAAATATACAAATTATTTACTTATTCAGCTGGTACAGGCTGACCAATAGTAAGTGTAACTGAAGTTGGTGTAATTATTAAAGCTATTTGACTATCAATATTTGTTTCTATAGCTGTAACCTGCTCTGCGCCCATAGCTGACTTAGTCCAAGCTACTACGTTTGCATTAGTAAGATTATCGAAAGGTGTGAATCCAGAAAGATCACTAGTGCTTATTGTTTGTGTACCAATACTTGATAATGTATAAGCGTTACCATGAGGGTCTAAAGTGCTTGATGTTCCAGTTACTATCCAGTGCACGTTATACACAACGTCTGTGTATTCTCCGTCAATAGGGTAACAGTCTACTGTTTTGCAATTCCAATCGTATGTTGTTGCCATAATTTATTTACTTGTTTTTGGTTTTGATGTTGATATTCCTCCTAAAGATAATTGAAAATCTTCAAGACTCATTTTAATTATTTTTTTTCCTGACTTTTTTATTTTAGCTATAAGCTCAGGTGTTGCTTTTTGCATTATCATTATGTTTCTTTTTCAAATATAGGTATAAGATAAACAGTTGTTTGAACTTTAATTTCTATATATCCACTTGGCGTATCTGGATCAGCTGGCGCAGAACTTGTTAATGCTCCAGATTGCTCTAATGGCGTTGTAGTTGCTGACCATCTTAAGGTTGCAGTTTGCACTTGACCAACTGCTTGTATATCACTAGATGAATATATTTTACCACCAACTTGTAATTTGTTAACTGGGTTTGTAACACCAATACCAACGTCACCGTCAGACTGAATAACCATTTTCTCAGTTTCAGTACCACCAGTTCCAGTCATGAATTTTACGCCTCCATACTCTGAAGCAACAATTATATTCCCTGCATTTTCATAATCTATATAAGCTCTTCTAGTTGAAGCTTGATTAAAATATAAACTAACGCCTCCTGTTGCGCTAGTACCTCGTAAAGTTAAAACTCCTGAAGATGAAGTAGTTTCTGCTATGAAAGTTGATTTTCCATCAGTATCTATGCTCAGTCTTGATGTAGCGCCAGTTCTAAAATTCATTACACCGTCCGATTGCATAACAAGATTATCTCCTGCATCAACATATTGTATGTAGGCTTTCTCTACTCCATTTTGGTCAAGAGAAAGATAAGGACTTCCTGTTGTCGCAGCATTTATTAATAACCTATCAGTGACTGTTACATCTCCTGCAAAATTTGCATTTCCATTATGTGCTAAAGTTAAAGCGGTTAATGATGCTCCTGTAGCAAAAACTAAATTTGAGCTATTTCCTGTTGCAGTATTATGAATATAACTCCAATTATTATTTGAACCACTTACATTATTTTTTAAAGAAACTCCTTTACCTGACAAGTTT